AATGTATACACCTGAAGGGTACTTATTAGATCCTCCAGATACAAAATGTCCATACTGTGGGAGATCCAAAAAACCTTGTTCTTATGTAAATAGTTTATCAAGATCTTGGGCAAGAGATGCTTGTAAAAAGAAACCCAATATCAAATTTAAAAATTTAGAATAAATACTTATAAGTTGCAACTAATTATGGTTCCTCTGCACTCGCCTAAGGACTATCTGTTTAATCTTCAGGCAACAAATAAATCGGAGGCAAAACGATTATGGAGACAGAATATAAAAGATGCCTGGAATCACGAGTGTGCTTATTGCGAATCAAAAGACGACATTACACTAGACCACGTTATACCTCAATGTAAGGGCGGTTTAGATATTAAACCGAATGTGATTGCCTGTTGCCATTCTTGCAATCAATCCAAAGGTCATACACCTTGGGAGATTTGGTATTACCAACAAGACTTCTTTACAGAAGCAAAAAAAGATGCTATAGTAAAATGGATGAAACCAGAAGAAAATTCAAATCTATATAACTATAGACCAAGAAAAAATAATGCATCTTAACATTCATGGATGATGGTAGTATCTACCCCATTGCAGCAAATGTAATGGGGATCTTAATTTCAATTTTAATAATTTTTATACCCCTATTAATAATAATGTTATGACTTTTACTGTTTATTCAAAAAAAGGTTGTCCATTTTGCGATAAAGTTAAAGTGGTTCTGAATGAATTGAGTATCAAAAAAGGATATCCAATCATTTGTTATGAACTTGGAACTCAATTCACAAGAGAAGAATTCTATGCTGAATTTGGGGAAGGTTCTACATTTCCACAAGTTGTTTTTGAAGAAAAACATATTGGTGGATGTGTAGATACTGTAAAATACTTACAAGAAAATAATATGTTCTGATGAGTGATATAAATAATTCTGAAAAGACAAACATCGATCGCGGTGTTGAGTTGATACTTCGAAATAAAGGAGGAAAAAATCGACCAGAATTGGATTCCAAACAGTTCCATTTTGGAAAAATATTTTCTCTTTTTAAACGAGAGATACATTTCAAAATTGAACTAAGAGTGGCAAAGAAAACGTAATCTCTTGGAGAAAAAAAATGGAATCAGCAACACCTTATATTCTTTTCTTTTGTAGTATTGGAATTATTGGTTCCTTTTTGATTGGAATAATGATAGGATGGTTTGGTAATGATATGTTTTATTCAATTTTGAATAGAAATAAAGTAGCATTACATCCAGAAATGTTTGATGAAAACGGTAATATTATACCAGACGAAATTTTGGCAGTACGATTTGAAAACAATTATGACGACGACGACGACGAAGAAGATGGAGACTGAACTCGAAATTCTTCCATCAAATCCATTTATATTTGAAATCCTTACTCTTGCTTCAAAGCAAAGATCAAAGGCAAAAAAAGTAGAAGTCCTTAAAACATACGAACACGATTCGTTGAAAGCAATTTTTATTTGGAATTTTGATGAAACTATAATATCTGTTTTGCCTCAAGGTGATGTGCCATTTTTTGGTGATAATGATATGAAGACATCAACAATGTCTGAAAGAATTGAAGATGCAATCAAACAAATGAGTGGTTCATCAATAGGAGCACTTGACCAAAGATATTCTACAATTCGTAAAGAATATACTAAGTTTTATAATTTCATTAAAGGTGGAAATGACACATTGAATGGAATTCGTAGAGAAAATATCTTTGTAAATCTTTTAGAAGGTCTGCATCCTTTGGAAGCAGAAATTCTTTGTTTATGTAAAGATAAGAAACTTGAAAGTAGATATAAAGTCAATAAAGAGATTGTTTCTGAAGCATATCCTGATATTGTTTGGGGAAATAGAGGTTAAAAACTGGAGGAAATCTATTGAATATTATACATAAAGACTGCGATAAATCATTATCAAAAGATTCAAGTCTTCCTACTAATTCTTATATTGTAACGTATCTTGTAAAAGATACAGAAAAATATGATATAATACAAGCAAGTGGTAAAGTTGAAGTGTTTGATAAGTATTATGATGAATATGGGAAGGGAGCACTCAAAGAAATTAAATGGACTAACGGAAAAGTAAATCCAAGAGTTTATGGGTATGTTCCTAAAGAAACAAAAAAAAGAAGATAACTAGAGGGGGGGAGTTGACTTCTCCCCTTTTTTTGTGTAAAATAAAAAAGACATAATCTTATTATATGGATAGAGAAAAAGTTAAATTGATTATAAGAAATATAGAACTGCTTTTGGATTCTTTGAAAGCAGAAATCTATACAGATGTTCAAGCACATAAAATGAATAGTAATCAAAGAATTATTGATTACGATGAAGTATTTGAGGATAATGATGACTAGCAGATCAAAACAATTGGTTAAACTACTTAAAAAATTAATCAAACAGGAACATTTGTATTCAGATAAACAATTGAAAGAAATGAAATCACAATTGAGGGTGGTGGAAACTGAACTTGTTCAATTAGAAAAACTTACATCAAAAGGATTTGGAAAGAAATGAAACCCATTAGAGCAAAAGACCTTCTTGAATTAGATCAAAATATGAAAGTCGTGATGCTTCGGCAGACACAACTTCCACAAACTTTGGTTTGGCAGGCAGGTAAGAATGATTACTCGGAGGAACCTATTCATACAATATTTCCACCAAATGAGAAAGATTGTGGTAAATGGGTGATTGAGCAACTACTTGCAAATGATCGTGGGCACTGGGGACCATTGGAGCACCCTGCGATTACCTTTGATTGTGTTGGGTTTGTTCATAATGTAATGGTTCAGGCACGAACTCATCGTGTTGGTGTATCTTTTGATGTTCAATCTCAACGTTATACCGGTCGTCGTGTATTGAAGGTTGCTAAAGGAGAACTAAAACCACAAGAAGTTTTCTATGTGCGTCCAGAAGGTCTTTATCTTGACCGTAAAGGACACAAGTATGAATGGAAACAGGAAGATTATGAAAGACAGTTAAAGTTTTGTCTGGCGGCATCTGAAAGGTATACAGAAGCATTCAATACTCGTGGTATGGCTGAAGAGCATCTTCGTGATTATCTTCCACAGAATATCCGTCAAAACTTTGTAGTTACGTTTTCTCTTCGTGCTGCACTACACTTTCTTGATCTTCGTGCTAAATTAGATGCACAGGTAGAAATTCAGGCACTCTGTGAAGGTATGGTTCCTGTGATCAAACAATGGGTTCCTGAAATCTTCAGTTATTATGAAGAGAAGAGACTGCATAAAGCTAGATTATCTCCATAAAAATGAAAACTTATTGCGTTAAGGATCATCTTACAGGTAAAATATTTAAAGTTCTTTTTAATGAACAAGAATTCCAAGAGTTCTTAAACAAGAACCCAGAGATTAGTGAGTGTATTGATTGTATAGAATGCGAAGATGCACCATCTATAACACTAGAATAAATATTTTTGTAAATTATTATAAATTATGCCAACTTATTATAAAGTAAATAAAGAAACTAAAGAGACGCAAAATTTCTTTATGACAATTAATGAACACAATGAATGGGGGGAAAATAATCCAGATTGGGAAACCGATTGGTCTAAAGGATGTGCTTCTACTGTTGGACAAGTTGGAGATTTTCAAATGAAGACCGATGGTGGATGGAATGAAGTTTTGCATAAGGTAAGCAAAGTTCCTGGTAGTAATGTTCGTCCTCACAAATAAATCAGAAAAAACTAATGGCAAGAAAAAGAAGGAGCAATGATAACCATCCAATTGGAGTTGGTTTGACGACTAGGCAAATAAAGAGAAAGAAACCAATTAGTGCTGAATATTTGGTTGATGTTGAACCTCTTACAGAAAATCAAAGAAAACTTTTTGAAGCATACAAAGAAGGTAAGCATTTAGTTGCTTATGGTGCTGCTGGTACAGGTAAGACTTTTATTACTCTTTATAACGCACTTAAAGATGTATTTGATGAGACAACACCATACGAACAAATCTATGTGGTTCGTTCTCTTGTGGCAACTCGTAAGA